ATAGGGATTTGACCCTATGGTTAATATATATAATGCCGATTGAAAATAAATAGTTTTAGTAAACTAATATACATCTGTCTGGTCTTAGTGTTGCTGTGATAGAAGCTAACCCATCATCAGAATAACCAAGACTATCAAAGTTTACATCAGAAAGGAATGTACCTTGCAAAATCCACTTTTCCACAACCACACCTGTTGGATCCAACATCTCTAGGTCAATATCCTTTTTATACCCAGCAGCATAACCCATTCTACCTGTTACAGATTCAGCATGTAATCTAACCCACTCCATCAATGCTTGTGACGCTGAAGGTCCAATAGGGTCTCTAAATGTTACATTTATAGTATTCCAGTTGAATCTTCCAGCAACGAATGTTGAAGTGTTTAAGAATGGAATTTCTGTAGGTTGTATTGAAATGTTTGGTCTACTTGTTGACTCTACGTACAATGAATTAATCCCAAGTGATGAAGGGAAAGACATGATAAACCGATTTTTCCGTTTTGGTTCATACGGTATCGGCATTTTCATTAATAAATCGGCCATTATTTTGTTCTTTTGTTTTGTTTATTTAATTATAAATATTTCGAATTAGAAAATTTTTCTATTTACTTTTATTTCTGGTTTGATATATCTCTTATATATAAGTTAACTATTAATCTACTTTTACTTTTTCACCTCCTTTAGTTAAATACATATTTACTTCATCAGGATATTCTTTATCTACAAAGCTTTTAAGTTTATCTATATTTGCAGGATCATCATCAGAAAAACCTATGAATGGTATAAAATTATTCTTTACATCATTCTTAAAATAAGCTTTCTTTCCTAAATCATTACTCAACTTTTTAACATATACAATAAATTCTCTTAGTGCTTTTATTTTACCTTCTTCTGGATTTGCAGCACTACCCTCACCGTATGTTACTGGATAATACCTACATAAGTCTAGGTAGTTATTAATTAAATCCACATCATTAACTCTTTCACCAGAAATTTCACGATATCTTTTTAGATTACTCAAAAGAGTATCATAGCTTATACCATTATGGTTATTTACTATCATATTAAAAATTGATTCACGTAGTACTGATGGTGTATGACCTCTAGCAGTTATAATAGAAAAGATTGAACCTCCATTGATACATTCCACAAAATCATTCCAAGAAGGACCTGGTTTAGATAAGAGACTATCAACTATAAATTGTTTGTCACCCTCAACTCTAAAATTTCTAAATGGGTTTTCAGGATAACCGACAATGGTTTCTTCTTTATATTCAAATTCTTCATTTCCTATCATGGATCTGTAATCTGCAAAGTCTTCTGTAGACATACCAACTTCATCACCATCCTTAGATAATAATATAATATGTGTTGGCATAATTACTACGTTATCATCCCAATCGAAGGCATAATATTTCAAATCCGGTGTCCCTTCTTCAGAAATACCTTCTAATATTTTTTTAAATTTTATTCTAGTAGACAATTTATTTAGTTAAATTACCAATTAATCTTTCGAATTGACCCTCAGACAAAATTATATTCTGTGGTTTTTTTGAATACGTTTTAATTTCCTTTTTTTCGATATTCAGTGATTCTTTGATTGTTTTTTTATTAAATTTCATTTTTCTAATTATATAATTATTTATAAGGCTAAAAATGAGGGGAGTTACCCCCTCATTTAATAAGTATTATACATCTTCAAAAGATGCTCCTGTTGGTGTGATCAAGAATTCAATGTCTATAAATTCAAGAGCTCTTGTAGGTTTTAAATAAATTTTACCTGTTAATGTATTCGAGTCTAGATCTTCTGGTGTGTTTGAAACCACTACTCTGAAGTCTGTTAAACCTCTATCTCTTCTTATACCATCCAAAATTGGATTGACAGAGTCTAAGAACTGTTGTCTAACCTGATCATCATTTTGTTCGAAGAGAAGTCTAACAGCAACTGCTGAAATCAGTTTTCTAGCTTGTAATAAGAGTCTTCTTACATTTATTCTATCCAATGCAGATTCTCTAACCTGTAGAGTTTTATTACCCCAAATTACTGTACCAACATCAGAGAAAGTAGCAATTGGGTTTAGTCTACCTTTATAAAGAATATCCCTATCTTCTTGTGTTAACTTCTTTCTTGCTTTAACCGCATTTATTAATCCTCTAGTATAACCTGCCGATGCAAACCATGGAAATGCAATATTATCTGTTAATGCTAAATTTCTAACAACCTCAGCAGTTGGTGGAATATATATTTGTGTGTTGTTAGCTGCGTCTCTGATAAGAATCCATGGGTAATATGTTGCAGTATAGTTTGAATCAATATCTGTTTCTTCTAAATTATCTACCGCTTCTTCAGGATAAATAAATTGAGTATTGAAGTCATTCGTATTTGGAACAAACATGTTATAGTCAGGAGTTGTACAAATATAGATTGAATCAGCTCTGTCCTGTTCTACCATCTCAATTGCTTCTTCTACAAGATTAGAATTATTTACATAGTCAATTCCAGTTGTGGTGAATACATTTATATTTACACTTTCTGGATTAGAGAAAGTACTTTGTCCCCATAGATATGCGTAATAATCGGTATTCGCCCATCTTTCTTTGTTAGGACCCGTAAATGGTTTGAATGCTCCCCATCCTTCAGCTGTAGGATATGAAGGTGTACTTGAAGCTCCTTGTAGGTAACCTGCAGCTCCTAATATAAATCGGTCACCGTTTGTTCTATACTCTCTGTATATATCCCATCCATCAAAACCACCACTAGGTACTAATGTGAACTTTCTAGCATTAAGTTTGTAGTATGGATTAGTGTCACTAGTTGGATCTGAAGTGAATGATCCTGAACCAACTTCAAACTGTGATTGACCTGACAATGGATAATTATTCGGTATTAAAACTACAGTCGCTCCAGAATCCATGTGGAAACCTTTTGTAAGGTATGCCCAATCAGGTGCGGTTAAATCATCACCCAAATCACCACTATTTTGTTTTCCTTTGTATGATAAGAAATCAGAGTCTATACCTACTGTTGTTGATACACCCAAGTAAGTTCTTCTGACTTTGTCACCATTACTTATTACAGGACTAGCGAATGGTGGGTCATAAACTTGTTCACCAGGTTCTAGATATTTTGTTTTATAAATCAATCCTGGTGATTTATGATCACCATAAGAACGTGTGTTATAACCTCTAAATCCACAAGGTAATGCATCATCTGGTGCATCTTCTGATATTTCTAACATAATGTATTTTGAGTTTAATTCAAACTCTCCGTTAGATGTACCAACCTTCTTACCTACATAGTTGTTCAGATTAATATCCATAGAACAGCTTGTAAACTTTTCTAATATTACAGGATTATTGTCAGTATCATAAAAGTCTCTTACTAAAATATCGAATGTTAAGTTAGCGAATGACATGTTAGCTAATGATATTTTAACTTCCCTATTACCTGAGTTACCATCAGAAATTAAAACAAATCTGAACAAATCAAACACATTACTACCACGTAATTCTGAAACTACGTAAGGTGTCTTTGGTGTTTGATATTGATCGAGGTACCAACCCAAACTATCAGTTTCGTTACTTCTTGCTCCTTTTAATCCAACAAGAGTGGTATTTAAACCTCTAATCTTACCTTCTCTAAATCCTCTAGTTAATAAATTTGTATATTCTTCTTCTAAGAACAATGGTACATCAGTTCTAGATTTTCCAAAATTACTTCTACCGAATACTTTACCAATCGAATTTACTGAAGTATTACTGAATGATGTATCAAAACTAAATGAATTACCATCTTTAGTTACCCCTGATACTGCAAAAGTATTGAAAGGGTTAGATGTGATACCTGAATAAGAACCATCAGTTTGTAAAATAACATCAGTTACACCACTTACTTCGTAGACTGGTCCAGTATCCGAACCATAAGTCGCAATACCTCTTGATCTTAAAGTACCAACGACTACATCATGATATTCATCAATAGGTTCACCGTCCCATGTATTATAGTATAGTGTCGCCGCACCATTATAGTTATCACCACCAGTATTCACTAAGGATGTAATTACAAATCCAAATGAAATACCGTCATAAGAATTCGATGCTTCTCTAAAGTTAGCGTAGAACCAAGTATCATTTGATCTACTATTAAAATTAGCATTAGTTGTGTCTAAAGTTGGTACATTAAACACATTAGTAGTACCAGTAGTACTAGCAGTTAAACTACTCAAAGTTTGAGCAGTCAAAGTACCGAATAGATAAGCAGTCTTACCTACACCAGGACCTGCAGGATCTACAATTTCTTTATTTATTTGGGTAATAAATTCGTCATTTAAAGTTGAAGTGTCTCCATTGGATTTTGTAAATTTGTCATAGAAAATACCATTTAAGAATGCTGGTAATGAACCCACACCGGTAATTGTTGTTTTACTAGTGTCTTCTGAATTACCACTAAATGCAAAACTTACATTATCTAATTGATCAATAGTGATTGATGATCCAGAAAGATTACCTACAGTACTAATAGACCAAGATGGTCCTGCGTCATAACCAGATAGACCTAATACTCTAGTTACGAAAAGTTGATTAGATTGTTGTAAATATGCTTTGGCTATATATGCTGCTTCATATTTAGGAATCTGTGTATTTGTGAATTTCGCAGGATTCGTTCCCCCGAAATATGCTGTGAATTCGTCAAAATTACTTATAAAGATAGGTTCGAAGGCAGGACCCCTTAAGGTTTCCCCGACAATACCTAAAGTTGTTACACCCACACTTTGTGCAACAAATGTTAAATCTCTTTCTGATGTATAGACACCAGGTGATACGAATACTCTGTTCGATGTCGCCATTTTAAAACTTTTTTTTTATTTTATTTTTTATATAAATAGTTTACAAAACGACAAAAAAATTACTCTAACAGTATCATTATCGATAAAGTATGAAAAATTTCTACCTTTTTTCATACTTATAAAATATATGAAAGACATTAAAAA